TATATGTATCTGCTGTTTCAAGAAAAAAGTTTTCAAATGCTTTTTCATCTCCTGTTAAAACCAAGTCAAGAGCTCTTTCACTAACATCGGTTAAGACCTCACTTGTTCCTTCTATATTAAATCCTTTTAAAAAATTATAGACAATCGAAGTAAAACTTTCTTTAACTTTAGATGCTCCCCCTTCTTTATATAATTGTTTTAATATTTTAAAAGAAGAGTTACCCAGTCCTCTAGTAAACTTTTCAAAGTATCCCTCTGCTACACCTGTTCCTACTGCATTTATATATCTTGATACCGTTAAGTCTTCACCATCTTCTTGCAGGGTTCGGCTTTTGCCAGAACCCGCTGAAGCTCCTAAAGCGTATATACCTCCTGGAGTCATAGCTAAAACAAGAGATGGTATAGCTCCGGCTACTTCATTTATTAATCTTCTAGTGCCCCTCCCTGTGTTTTCAATCGAAAATAAATCCTGACCTATCGATGTCTCAAATTTAGCTAAAGATTCATTTATTATATTAGCTTGCTCTTGCTGTCTCTGACTAAATTCAATTGCCTTTGAACCACCATAGTACTCAGACACCACTTCCCCCGTATCATCAACCCCAATTAACGGCGTTGGTATTTTACCTGAAATTCCTACACCAGGAGTAGTAGATAATATTTTTTCTCTATCTTCTACAGATAATTTATTGTATTCTTTTTTAAACTCTGGGTCTAAAGATTGTCTTATAGATACATCAAGCTCTCTCAGGCTTACAGGAAGTCTTGCAAGACCACTAACTGTGGTTTTTAATGCAGACTTAAATTTTTTAAAACCTTCTCCTTTTGGAACTTCGGTAGCAAATTTACTTTGAGATGAGTCGAAAAATCCCGACGTGCCACTTTCCGATGGTGAATCTGTATCTTGGTTGAAATTTTCGTTTTTTTTTACACCCAAAAGATTAGCAAAGTTTTCTTCTGAATCTTTGTACCCATCAGCTTGAAATAATCCATAAGAATACTTAAAGGCTTCAGGGTTTGTGTCTATAAGATTTTTGAAATTATCAATAGAGCCTGTATAGCCATCAGCTTGAAATAATTCATAGGCAATTTGTAATGCTTTATCGTTCATATTTAATTATTACCTGTGTTAAACTGGCCTGCTCCACCCGGTGGTTGAGTATCATCTAGTGCTCCTGCTATAATTGCATCTTCGACTATTTGGTCAAATCCTCTTTGTCTAATTAATAGTTCTCCTAAAAGCACTTGTAATTCTGCAGCGTCATCACTCAAGTTAAAGTTTACTGTAGTTGGCTTATCAGCATCTGGTTTTTTGTATTGAATAGTAGCCTTACCACTTTCATCTCTTGTAAGTTTTATGTCTCTGTAATCAAAGTTTTGAAACGCACTGACTATAGTACTTTCTATATTTTCTGGTGTTAAGCCTGCTGTAGGGAAAAAGCCACGAGCATAACCTCTTATGGCTGGTAAGGTACGAGATTTTCCAGCTCTATTTGCTTCTGCATTTGTTGCTGCAATGGAAGCGTCTCTCCATTGTATGTCTAAGTCTATTAATCGTTTAGCCTTATAAGCTTTTTCTTTTTTACTAAATTCTGACCTACCTTTTACTTGTTCAACAATATAATCTTCTGCCTCTTTTCTTTGGGCGTCACTTACAATTGGATTGTCATTGTTGTCTACATATAATACACTAGTATTTTGTTGTAGCTCTTTCATATAAGCATCTCTTTCTTCTTTCGTTTGTAGGTTGTAATACTCCGTAGGCAGTGCCTGTATGTCATAACCAGTCACATCTTTTACAAGAATATCAAACACATGAGTGTTTTGTTGTACTGAAGCCTGAGCTTGTTTTCTCACAAACTCCTCATCAAAGACAACCTCTTTTCGTATTACTTTACCTTCTGCATCTTTAATTTCTTTTTCTACTAACAATTTCCCTGACACAATACCACCTAAATCATCTTCAAATGTATTTGCTTTAACATCTAATATGGTATCAATTGCTCCTTTTGTATCAAAAGCAGTTTGTTTATTCACGCTTCTTCTTAAGAATTGTGACATATCTACTACCTCTTTTTCCCCGTCTTCGTTTAGTACAAAGAAAGTAGTCTCACCACTTACTGGGTCAACCATTGGAGTTATACCCTCTAAACTAAATAATCTTTGATTTTTAGCATTACCCCAGTTTGTCAATGCCGAACCATCACCTGTAGCAAGCTCAGCTGAAGTGTCAAACCCTTCAACATAAGCTTTAGCTCCTGCCATCATACCGGTTGCTCCGCTTGTTACTGTCCCTCTGAATGTGGTGAAATCTTGCTCAGTTATATCACCTCTCTTGAGTTGATTCATTTTATCGAGCATAGCTTTAGATATCATTGTAGTGTAATTTCCCATCAATTGTTGATAGACGGTGTCACCACCCATAGGCCTTTCCATTAACATCTTAGTAAACTCCTTCTGGTCTTCTTCTATTTTATCTCTTCGACCCTGCCTGTCTTTTTCAATACTTTTTAAAGCATCATTAGCATCTCTTGTTATCTGACCCCAGTCGACCTGAGTGGGCTTATCATCTCTTATGTATCCAAATCCTACTGCCATATCTTATGTTCCTGGGAATATTGAAGTGTAATCTATTCCTTTTTTCTGTAAAAAAGCCTTTCCTGCTGCATCACCATCTCTTTTAGCAATTCTTTGAGCTCTTCGTCCTAACCTTCCTTCTCTTCCTGCCGCAGTATCAGCATACAAACCTCTACTTTCCATTGCACCTAAACCAACATCAACTAATCCTTCAACTCCTGCTTGCATGGCTTGAGCTCTCGCTGCTCTTGCATCTGCTGCTCTCATTTGTTGTCCTTGTGCTTCTCCTAAATCCAAACCTACTCTTTGTTGTTGTAGGTTTACATCTTCCTGTGCTTTTAATAAATCTAAATCAGCCATTTCTTGAGCCATATCTGCACGTACTTCAGCCTGAGCTGCTTGTTGTGCTTGCACCACTCTACCTGCTGTAGCAGCTGCACCCCTTGGGTCTCCCTCTACACCCGCCTGAAGTGCTGACGCACCTTGTTGAAGTAAAGCTTCTCTTTCAAGTTCATAAGGTTCTTTAGCTATAGATAAACCACTTAACATGTTTACCTCTAATTTTTTCTTTGCTTCTGCTAATGCTTTGGCTGCTGCTTTGTTTGCGTCACGCTCAGCTTGAGCTTGCTTACCTGCCTGAATAAAGCTGAAAGCTGAACCAGCTGCTGACATTCCCAATGCTGCGATAGTTGTAAATGCTGCCATATTATATTTTTTTTATCATTTCGTGTGTGTAAGAATCTCCCTTTATGTATCCTAATTCTTCGTATGTTTTACTTAAACCTTCATGTCTTAAAAGCGCATATATATAATTACTTCCATTTTCCTGACAGATGTTTGTTAATACAGCTATCAAAAACTTAACTGCCTCGTGCCTTAACTGGGTGTCCTCTATTTTTTTGTCGGATATAATCCAGTCTACCCACGAAACTTTTGAGTTGGTCATGTACATAAAGCCAGCACAAATAGGCTTTTCGTTATGTGTAACCATCAATCCTCCTACTCCATCATTCGGTAAAAAATCTTTAGGCGGCGGTTGCCAATCCCAATCTTTCCACCATCCCACCAAAACATCTTCATAGTCTGAAGGACCTAATTCAATTATATTAAAATCCATTCTATGCAAAGATACTAATTTTTACGGATAGCTTTTCATTACATCGCTCTCTACTGCAAACAGTTCCGTAGCCTGAGTGTTGTAGTTTGTTATAGTAAATATACAATAATGTCCTAGTAAACCATGAGATTCAGCTTCAGAACTTTTTATAAACATAATGTATGGATTATTTAATGGAAAAGCCACAGTGTTTGCAGAGGTTGTGCTTACTATTAATTCATTTATTCCGTTTTGTAAATCTACATTTATTTGTGTTACAATACCACCATAAGAAATTTCAGTGTATTGAGGTAGAGAATGGTATACATAATCACCTACGCTTATAAAATTACCTATAGATACTAGTGGGTTTGTAGAAAAACTAAGAGTTGTTGTCCCTTGTGTGATAGCTACATTAGATGTTTTTCCAATACCATTAGCAGACCTCATTGCGTATTGTCCTTCAAGTGCTGGTACTTCTCCGCTTTGTCTAAGATACGCAAACCAAGCTCCTTCTTTCTTTTCAAACCAACCATCTTCCATAAAGCCATTTATTTGTATATCTGTTTCTAAATAAGATTCCCAAGCATCATTAGATTCTAAATTCAAAGTTTTAAAAACTTTATTTTCCAGTGGGTTTTGATTAAATACACTTGTTATTTGTGAATTAAATTGCTCACCATAGTAATTATTTCTTAACTCATTAGTGTTGTGTCGATATAAATTACCTCCTTTAAATGTGTAAAAAAAGTTATTCATTCCTATCATATACTCTGGTATATAAGAATAAAATGATGGCCACCCTTTAGAGTTTTCACTATAACTAACTGTCCACTCAGTGTTAACTGGCGACGGTATGGGTGGTACAACACTTTTAGGTGTTGGCGCTGGAGTGGCTGGGGTTGGGACTGGAGGCGTAGAAGGGTTACACTCAGTTGAAAATCTTAAATTATTTTGACCTAAAAAATATTCTCCATTTGTAGACCTTGGATATAGCGTTTGATAACTAATAGTTCCAAAATCATTATTTACATTTAGTGTTATTGTGCCTGAATAAAAAGGGTAAGTATTACCATCTAATGCAGTTGCAGTTTCTTCTAAATTATCAGCATTTCCTGTGTAGGAAATTAAATTTTCTTTTCCATTATTTAAAAAAGCAATTGGCCACCTTTCAGGTACATCTTTTATTTGGTATACTCCAGTGTTAACACCGTAAATTCCCCACGCTCCATTTATAACATAAATATTTGCAGAATTATTTTGAGAGGTTAATTCATTGACTGAAAGAGTATTATTAAAACTCAAACAATATTGAGCTACACCTGGGGGTGATGGTGGTGGTGATGGTGGTGGTGATGGTGGTGGCGCTATGCCAGTAGCACACGTCGCACAATCGCTATAGCTTGGAATATTTTCGACATCTAAATTTGATGGGTCTGCTTGATTTACACCATTTGTCCAACAAATAGATTGATAAGCTAAAGTGTTTGGCCACGCAGTAAAACTAACCGGTGCTCTAAATATTTGTTTTTGACTAGAGTTGTTGCAGTTTTCATATTCATAATAGTTATATTGTTGTACAGGTGTTTTGTCAGCATCACCACACTTTGTTGTACAGTTTTTACTAAAATCATTTACAACACCATAAACAGATGTTTTTCTAATTTCAGAACCACGCTCTAAACAATATACGTGAATGTCATTTGCAGGAACTTTTATATTTATTTTATCACCACTATAACAAGTGACTACCCACGTACAATAACCATTCTCGTCACCTATTTCGTCAATAGGACATACAAAATTAATTTCAGCACCAGCCATAAAGTGATTATTTATTTACAAATTTACAAAATTAATGCTTACCTATTTAATTTAGCATCCACTCCTTAACCAAGTTGTAGAAACCATTGTCAGGGTATTTACATATATCGTGATTTGGAAAAGTTCTTTTATTAAACACAGGGTCAACACTATAATGAGCAAAAAAATGTTCTTGTTCATTATAATGATTAAAATTAGGAATATACGTATTGTTTTGACCAATCATTTTAATTTTATTATTATGACATACTATTGATAAAGCAGTCATACAACTCCACCATTTCCAAGTAGGCTCTTCTTTTGATTCTACAATCTGTTCAGCTACAGATATAATTTCATCTATAATGTTTTTCAAAACTTTAACTTTAATAAATATAGGAACAAACCCTCCATTCATATACTGCCCATCTTCGTGTTTTAAATAAGGTTTTATTTTATTATAGTTCTGTTTACTTGAGTTTGCTATAAACATGTGCCAGTCTTCATATCCATCATAACATATTATAGAATTATCATCAGGCAAAATACCTGTATATGGTTTTAAACTTACCATGTCCATATCACAAAGAACCAGTATATCATCATCTTTGTATTGTGACAGTAATGGTTTTAAAGAAGAAATAACATTAATTACAATACAGTTATCATTTCTGCTTGACACATAATTCCATATAGGTGGACAAATATAATAAGGCAAACCTTTTAAATCCCAATCAATTGAATTATATGTAGGACTATTTACAGTGTTTTGTTTTACCACTGTAACCAAACTATTAAACACTGCTTTATCTTTATATGATTTCTGTTGAGCATAAGCCCAAAAGTTCGCCATCCATTTATAACGTTCATCAACTATAGCGCTAGGTATAAATCTAATCATAAATTAATATGTTTGACCAGGTACAGGTTTTTGAATATGCTCATGTTTTAAATCAATAGTATTATGAATCAAAACCTTTTCTTCATCTTTTATTGCTATAGGAAATAATAACTGGTCTTGAACGTGATAATATTTTTGAGTATACTCTTCCATTTTTTGTTTTATAATTTGAAACCTTTGATGTGTTGTATTATAAACCATCATACCTCCATAAAATAATTTTAAATCCTCATAACCTTTATTTTCATTTTCTTTAATTGTTCTTATCATTTCATTTATATCATTTTTATATCTTGGAAAACTTAATGATTTAAAAAATTCGTGATATATACTTGAGGTGTTTATAAAAGATAAAAAAGAATTGTTGCCAATTAACTCTATTAATTTTATAGCGTGATTATGTTGTATTTTATATTTATGGTCTATATAAATTACATATTTTGTTTCAGCAATATGATGTTTTAAAAATTTAACATACTTGGATTGTCTTGTGCCTTCCCTCAGGTCGTATGTATGTGTAAATGGTAAGATGCGAACCTCCCATCCATTTTGGTTAGCATGTTCATTAAATTCAACATCTCTTAATGTAGTATATACTATAGCATTCTTAATATTTGTTTTATGTACCTTATTAAAATATCCGGTTACACAAGTAACAACAGTATAATCATTTATATCTGCAGCCATCTTTTATTATTCATTGTCCAGTCAACAGTTTCTTTTAACTTATTATAAACCTCGCTAGGTGTCCAACCGATAGATTTCATTTTATTTCCACAAAGAGCATATCGTAAATCGTGCCCAGGTCTTGAAGAATGAAAATCAATTATTTCATAATTTAATTTTTTACCAAGCACATCAGCAATATAGGACGCTAATGACAGATTGTCTATTTCTTCTGAACCTACTATGTTATATTTAGGACATTTAATACCAGTGACATCAGCAACAGAGGGAGTGTTATTGTTTAATAAAAACAACAATGCATCAGCAACATCTTTAGCATGAATATAATGTCTGCTTCCGGCTTTATTTTTTTTATCATTACCGTGTATAAATATTTTTTCACCTTTCAAAACCTTATTAATACACATAGGTATAAATTTTTCTGGATGTTGTCTCTCACCAAATACATTCATAGTATGTGTTATAATATTTGGCATTTTATATGTGTTTTCAAAAGCTACAACTAACTCCTCTGCGCCTGCTTTAGAAGCACTATATGGATTAGTTGAATTATATCTATCATTCTCTTTATACTTTACGTCTCCTGGAGCTGGCCCAAACACTTCATCTGTACTAAAGTATACAAACTTATCTAAACTGTCTATAGATTTAGCGTATTCAAGAATATTGGCTGTTCCTACTACATTATCCATAACAAACTCCATAGGATAATCTATACTTCTATCTACGTGTGAACCGGCAGCCAAATGTGCTATATAATTAATATCGCCTATAGCTGAAACTATTTGTGAATTTAATGGAGCTTTTAAATCGTGATGTATAATTTTAACCCTATTACTATCTTTACGACCGCCTACTACTTCTTGTAATCTATTTAGATTACCACTGAAATCAAGTCTGTCTAAAGACACAATTTTCCAATCAGTATTATTTAATATATTTTCTATAACGTGATGAGCTATAAAACCTGCCCCACCTGTTACTAAAATTGACTTACTCATTGTTTGTAAACCCAATCTTTTAATTGATAATGTACATAAAAGTTTCTAAAAAAAGCCCCCCCAAAAGATTCCTTTCTTCCGTGTTCACAAACTGCTGATTCATAAAGTATCATGTCACCTGGCTGCGCATACACCTTATACCACTCTCCATCGTGACCTTGTATATCTAAGGGCCAATCATCTGCATATTTTTTATTTTGACACCCACATCTTAAATCTTTATCTACTATAATAATTGATGAAATGTGATGAGTAGCAATTCTATCTACGTGTGGTGTTAATGTAGCGCCTTTTGTATACGACCTTATACCATAAATAAATGAAGGCGTTAAAGACTCTTTTATCCAATCCTCGTGTGTCTTTAATAATTGCTGATGAATTAAAGTTTTTACACTTGGCAAGTGGTCAAATGACATAATTTCAGAATCACCACCTACTATAAATTCTTTTTTTCCATCAAATTCTTCTGTTTGTTTTTTATCTTTTAATAACTCATAAGACTCGTTAATTAAGTTCCAGGTTTCTTTTGGACACTTCACTAAAGTAAAACCATTATCAGTAAGTCTTGGAAAGTCATCTACATTAGTAAACTCTTTTTTTTCAATTTTTTGTTTCAAATTTTGTGTCTCTGAAGCTTTAACTATATAAGATTTATTCTGCATACCTTCAACAATTTTTGACTCTTCAACTTTTTGAACAGGTTTTTCTTTTTGCGAATCATAATACATTTTTTCATCACCAGCTCCATCCCAACCTTTTTCTCTCCACCAAGATGTTACAATGTATTTTTTACCCTCGTCTACAGTTACACCTTCATGAATATATTGGTCTTGTAATTTATCTTCTTTTAAATTATACCACCATAAAGCTTTACCTGTCTCAGGTTCTACAGTTTTTTGTAGAGTAGGAAAGTGAGTGCCTCCTCCTACAAAATCTTCGTTTAAATATATCATTAAAGTATGGGTTCTATTTCCAGAAGCTTTACAATGCATATCATAAGCAGCTCCACTAAAAAAATCATTATGGGGTTTAAAATACTGACCCGGCTGATATAATTGACCTTGAAGCGCCTCTCCTTTGTGTGGCTCTAACCCTAGTGTGTCAGCTATTTTGTTTTTTATTTTAGACATTATTGGATTATTCATATCTAAATTTGACGTGCTTGACGTTCTGTAATCTGTAACATCACTTCTATCTGTTCCCCCTACAACAACAGATGAGCGCGTATGATTAGCATCAATCATTTTAATAAGTTCTTGACACTCCTCGGGTGTAATAAAATTATGTATTTCCTCCATTTGATTTGATTTAATTTCAAATAAAGTTAATCATAATTATTTAAAATGAAAAACTATGGACAATTAGTAACAGTACACGATAATGTAAATGATGAACCATTCCAGTATCTATAGAAACTTCCGTTGTTATAATAACCTGCTAATGCAGCTCTATCACAATTTGGAGTTCTATATAAAAGTGTTGCAGTACAGAAATCACTTGTGTTTATATAGTAAAACTCATAGTCGTCACACACAATTTCATTTACGCTTGATACAAACTCTAAATTTACAAGATTACAAGATGGACTTGGGACTGGTGTCGGCACTGGTGTTGGAGTTGGTGGATTTTGACAATCTAAACAAAGATTGAATGACGCATATAAAGTATATGAACCATTAACACCTGAACCAGCGTTTGTGTCAAATTCAAAACATATCGACCCACTTTTTAACACATTAGGGAATGTAGTGCCAAATGGCGCGCTTACATCTAATAAATTAGTAGGGTCGTCACAATCTAAGTATCTTCCATATATTGTAGTTGGAGTTGGAACTGGAGTTGGTGGAGTTGGCGTAGGAGTTGGAGTAGGACAAGGCCCATTTAGAGTCACATTCCCATTACCGCTTGTTACAGTAGGCATCCCTAATGCACAAACTGGTATTGAATCACCATCCGGTACACTTTCAGTTTGCGAACTACCACTACAATCTGTGTAACTGAACGTTCCGCCACCAGAGCCTCCTTCTAACTCCCATTCATTACAACCACTTGGTGTAGGAGCTGGTGTAGGAGTTGGTGTAGGAGTTGGTGGATTAGCTGCTATACATGCATCACAATCTACGTAAACATTTATATAATCATTAGTATTTACTCCTGCTGTATCTTCAGTTATCTCATAACATTTACCATCGTTCATTTCTACTATATCTCCTGGTCCAACACCACTTGCAAATGTTGCTCTAACAGTAGTAAGTGTTGCACTACCTCCTCCTGGACAAATAGTAACTTGATAGTAGTTATAAGAAGGCGTAGGCGTAGGTGGAGGCGGCGTAGGAGGTGGTGGAGTACAGGGTCCTACTAATGTAACACTACCTGAGCCACTTGTTAAAGTAGGTAATCCTAATGCACAAACTGATGCTGAATCTCCATCATCTACACTTTCTGTTTGCGCAACTCCATTACAATCAGTATAACTAAAGTTTCCAACTGAACCTGGGCCTCCTTCTAACTCCCATTCATTACAACCACTTGGTGTAGGAGTTGGTGTAGGTGGAGGCGGTGTAGGAGGTGGTGGATTATCTGCTATACATGCATCACAATCTACGTAAACATTTATATAATCATTAGTATTTGCTGGTGCTGTATCTTCAGTTATCTCATAACATCTACCATCGTTCATTTCTACTATATCTCCTGGTCCAACACCACTTGCAAATGTTGCTCTAACAGTAGTATATAAAGTACCTCCTCCTCCTGGACAAGCAGTAAGCGTATAATAATTATAAGTCACCGTTACACAAGATGTAATAGATAAAACTTCACCATTTGAATTAATTAAAAATGCATATCCATTATTTAAATTTGGATAGTGACCGTTTACATTTGTTACACCATACCATTTTAAACCACCGTTAAATATATTTGTAAGTGTGTTGTTAGTGTAAAAGATATCACCAACCTGAACCGATGCAACATTTGCTCTCGATGTGTATATAGAAACTGAAGTTTGTAATACACATGCAGCGCTTGATGAACTTTGACCAAGGTTAACATTGTTAGTTGAAAATAATTCTATTCCTGGTGGCGGAGTTGGCACTGGCACTGGCACTGGCACAGGTGTTGGCGTAGGCGTACACGCACCACAATTAGCAAATGAAGGTAATCCTGCAGCATCCACTAAGGAAGTGGAAGTTGTAGATGATGGGTTCCCATAACAAATATTATTATATTTATAAACTGGCTGGAATGTTCCTCCAGATACTAATCTAAAAATTTGTGTCGCCGACCCATTACAATCAGTGTATTCTTTATAATCGTAAGAAACGGTTGGCACTGGTACTGGTACTGGTACTGGTACTGGTACTGGTACTGGTACTGGTACTGGTACTGG